TCTTTACTCGTTAGCACTGTACCAGCTTTCCCTGCATTCTTCTCGCTATACCCAGCGTGTTTTGCAGCATCTTTTTTACTCATGCCTTTAGCGACATTTTGAGCAAACTTTTCTTGTTTTGGTGTTAGCTTATCCGCCATACTCTAAACTGTGTCATACCATCTTCAAATACTTTTCTGGTGGTAAACTTTTTATCGTTTCTTCTACAGTATTGACTTAAAGCCACTCTCATTTTTTGAACTAGTGTTGGCTCAAAAACAACTGCATAACTGTCACCAATGTCCATCTTATGGTAATTATACTTGTTATTTCTCGGACCATCATAATTTTCAGGTATGGGTACATTCTTTTCAAAGTCCATACTATGCCTCAACTATGTCAAGTTTTTCCCAGCTGTTCCAGTCAACATCAATAATAGTTCTTTCCTGACCTGTTCCAGGAATATATATTGACGCTCTAATATGTGGAGCAACTTTTTCACCTTGAGCATGCTCATGTATCATAAGGGCAGTCATAGGAAACTTAACCTCATTAATATCCATGTGCATTTTTTCTAGCTCTTTAATTAAGAAAGGTTTGAGTTTAGTTTCATCGAGTTGTCGATTATACTCGTTCTCTCTACCCTTTTTAATTATATTTTGCAGCTGTTTAAAGGTTGCTACTTTACCTTTTAGAGACATCGCTCTAGCCATATTACACCTCTTCTGCGTATTTGGATTTTACGTCATACTTTATATCACCTAGTTTTAGATCACTGTGTTTTTCTAACAACTCAGCAACGGTTAGTTCACCAGTGTAATAAAGTTGTCTGGTTTTATTTTTATCAGATGAAGGAACTTTATCAGTAGCTTTCACCTTACTCTCCATGTTAATGCTTGACACACGAACCACTTTCTTCTGCACAGGTTTCCTAAACGTAGGTTTCTTTACTACGTTTGAGTGAAACGCTACAGAGTGTGGGTCAAAGTCAGAGTCATTAGGCTCTTTAGCCAGTGGTAGAAGTAATTTATAGAGTTTTCTGCATGCGTCTTGTTTATCTTTGTACTTAAACTTTTTCAAGTTATGGCACTCAATAATTTTATCTAGATGTTCCACAGTAAACCATGAAGGATAGGCAAATTTATTAGGGTCACCTAATATAAGTGAGCCACCTCTAATTCTACCTGACTTTACACTGTTCACACGTACTACTCTTTTATAAGTATTACTTAGTGGTGTATCTAGAACAAATACTATAGCTTCTTCGTCTAACATAATTACTTAAAATAAAAGCTAAGCATATATAACAATAAGTTAAAAGTAAAGGATAATGTAAAATTCTTGTTAAAAAAATTTTAGTGAAGACTGTCTTCTTCGTCTCTAAAATCAGTTCCGAAATGATAACTCAAAGCAAGATCCATTGCGGAATGCATCACCTCTCTTAAATTATCTTCTTCAAATACATGACCACTTGGTACAGTGGTTTCAAAAAAATCTATAGCTGATTGAACAGCAGCAAATAAAAATGCTGCAGGCACCACGCTATCTGGTGCTTCTATATTTTCTGATATGTGTTTTGACTCTTCGACAAGAAGCCGAGCTAACTCTTCAGTTAGCTCAGACATCTCGTCGAAAGTCATAGCCATTATGCAGCTTTGGCATACTCCAGAGCTTTTGATATAGCTTTCTGCTTAAGTGATGCACGACCACCGAACCACGCATTATGTAATGCTGCGTCCCTGTCATGACCCCACTTATGATCAACTATAAAAGTGACAGCATTAGCAGCACCCCACCAAGTACCCTTAGAGGACTTGAGGTTAGCTCCTGGCTGTTCTTCTAAAGCTTGATGTACCATTGCTGGTACACGCTTAAACTCATCAACCATTGATTGACGTGTTGCTATAGCTTTTATATCACTCATTTGCTCCATATTCTTTTGCTGTTCCAATAATTCTGGTTGAAATAGCTCAGATATATATGATACTACATTTTGTGACGTATAGTTCTTAGAACTTAAGAACTCGGCAGACTCTTTAAAGTCTTTCATACGATCACCAGCGATACCTAGTGCTTCCTCTGCAGACTTAAATACATCCGCATCAAGAGCCGTTAAATGAGGCATCTTAAATGAAGGTCTAGTCTTATCTGCTAAAGCATAGGTAAGAGTGTTGTTACAAACTACCCTAATAGGTGTAAACCTAATCTCGTTAGCTTTGCCCCACTTATGAGATACAGAAACTAGTAAATAACCTAGTACTCTGTCATCTCCAGGAAGCGTAAAACCATCATTGATTTTAGCTAAGCCCCAGACTTGTTCACCACCTTTTAAGGCACCAGCTGTATCCATCGACATATCGCCTACGCTAGTAAATTTCTCAAAAAATTTAAAAGCGTCAGCATTTTGTGACGGTACAAACTTTGGACCACAAGGACCAAAGGTTTTGTTATCACTATCTCTTACTAGAACGTAATAATCATTAACAGGTATAACCTCTTTACTATTATCTACGCTTGGCTCAGAGTGTGTGAATAAATGCCTTTTACTTACTGTCCAATCAAGTCCAGCAGCAACTAGCATTTCATCAGGGGTAAGGTTATCTTCAACCTTAACACCTAATCCGTGCCAGGGAACTTCCCCAGCATAAGCCATTGTTTCTACGGCATGTGCCATAATTACCTCCTTTTAATAAAAGTTAAAAGTTAGGGGTACTATAAGCTAATGACTACGAGATAATAGCATGTTCTTTAAGAACATTAACAAGTAGATCAAGCCAATGATCAAAAGTCATCACACATTTTATGTCAGAATTTTTATACTTATTATTAATATAATTAATAGGTACAACGACTCTTATAGGTTGTCTATCAAACTTATATATAAGTATAGGTATTTGATCGTCAGCAGATTTTAAAACTTGATTCCACCATGCATCTTTATACCAACTACCTTCTCTATATCTTTTACATTCAATAACGTGTAGAGGAATAGTTAAATCGCCTTTGTCTTTTTCTTGATACTGTTCAAGGTTTCTTTTACAAACATAATCAATGTTATGCTCACTAAGGAAAGCGTTAAGTTTCTTAGCAATATCACGTTCAAATGATGCCCCTTTATTCCTTACATTGATCATCTATCACCTCTATATCTGCTGTAGTTTCTATCACAACTCTAGCACCACAGGGCAGGATGGGTTTATCATTACCCCCATACCTGACTGTGCTTTCCCCTAAAATTTTAACTGCGTGACAGTAAGTATTGTTCTTTCCTTCTTTTATAGTAATGACTGGCTCGTCAGTGCCGTGTTTCAAATTAGCTTTTATTTTGTGTTGATTCACGTGAATGTATTTCTTCATCTTGTATCATATCTCTCTTTTGTCTGGGCGTGTAACCTAAAGCCCAGCAATTTATTACTATAAGTTTTTTCTTTGTGTCTGAATAACTGTTCCAATCTCTTATTTCTTCTTCCGTACGACCACAACCTTTACATATACGAGTACCAAATTGAGTCACTGAACAAGTACCCACACATGGAGAACTAGACAAGCTTGTTGTTCGATGTAGAGATCTCTGAACCATTTTTACTTTTTATGAGTCGTATACCATTTTCCCTGAGCCATCCTCTCAATACATCATTATGTATATCTGGATATCTTTCTTTGACTTTTTTGCAGACCTCATTATATACTCTTAAACCCTTGTAGTAATCACTATGTCCTAACCTGCACATACGAATTATTTGCCATACCCTCTGTTTTGTAATTTTATATTTCATACCTATCTCCTCTAAAGTAGCATCAGAATTTTTGTATATCATATAGATATTGAAGTACATTCTTTTTTTATCTTGCCGTTTCATTTGTTATATTCTCCCTTAAAGAAGTACTAGAAAATTCATGTTGTCTAGAGTTATAATAAATTTCTTTATTAGAGCATGAGTTATTAAACTCTGTCCAACCAGTAAATGCTTTTTCTTTATATTCCTCCCCTATTATTCTTATATCCCACCTTACCATATTCAGTAGGTTCAATAAATCTTGCTCTGTTTCATAACAAATTATTTCGTCCACATATCTACAACCTTTTAATTGTATTTGTCTTTCTATCAAACTTTGCACAGGTTTATTTTTATTTGATCTTTCTACGCTAGGGTCAGTGTGTAGTCCTACAATTAAATAGTCACAGACACCTTTAGCTTCTTCTAACATAGCAACATGTCCTGCGTGCAATAAATCAAAAGCACTAAATGTTATACCTATCTTCATTTAAAATAATCTTTATAATTTTCTATCTCTCCCCAGCTCTTACCTATCTCAGCATCTACTTTATTAGGTACATTGATTTTTACACAGTCTCTCATAACCTCTATGACTTTTTCACATTCCTGTTTATCTTTAACAGATATATTTAACTCGTCATGCACTTGAGTATGTGCGAGTATGCCTTCTTTGTGTAAATCTAACATAGCTTTTTTAGTCATGTCTGCTGCTGACCCTTGTATAAGTCGATTCATAGCTTTATATGTAAAAGCCCTTTTAAGCCCTTTTCCATACGTTTCGAGGGCTTTTTCGTAGGGGTAAGGGGTATCCCTATACGACATAGGTTCGTAAAGGTTAAAGCGACACTTACGTCCTAGGATAGTCTTTATATAACCCCTATTTGACCCTAACCTAGCACAAGTATCTCGTAGACCACGGATAAAAGGTACTCGTTCATGATACTGATCAAATAGTATTTGACCCTCTTCTTCACTAATACCTAATTGACGTATGAGTTTATCTTTACCCATACCATAACTCAAACCTAGATTTATATTCTTAGCTTCCTTACGACTTATATTAGCCATGTCTGCTACTATCTGATGAAAGTCTGCATCATCTGTGTAAGCATCTGCTGCCTCTTGTGCACCCTCTTGTTTAGTAAGTAGCGAGTAATGTACTGTAAGTCTAGGCTCTTGTTGAGAGTAATCAAAACAACCCCAGTGACAGTCTTCTTCTGGTATAAATAAACTTCTTATCAAACTACCTATTTCTGGATCACGAGCTGGTACTTGTTGTAGGTTAGGATTGCTACAACTAAACCTTCCTGTGACTGTACCTCCATCATCTGACCTTAAGGGGTGTAGTTCTCCATGTATTCTACCGTCTACCTCATGGTCTAAAATCATTTTATCTATAAAAGTAGTTCTAGCTTTATTGAATTTTCTAGCCCTAGCTATCGCTAATGGTAATTTATGGTCATGTGCCTCTAGCCAAGCAGAAGTAAAACTCGGTGCATTTAGTTTTGGTGATCTAGGATAATCTAAACCAGCTCTATCAAATACTTGTGCGACTGATGCTGCTGCCCATAAGTCAGGGGTAATACCATACCAATTTTTTATTTGACTTAATATCTTTTGTTCTTTACTCTTTAACTCCTGACTAACTCTATCAGCTTTATCTAAATCGACTCTTACACCACGTCTCCTCATCTCTATAAGTACCCTTATTAAAGATGATTCTAGTTTATATATTTCACTAACCTCTTCTTCTTTTATTTTTTCTTTTAAATTTTGCCATAACCTGTAGGTAAGGTCAGCGTCTTGCTCACCATACATGCCAACATATTTAGGCTCTAATTTATACATCTCTGATTTAGGGTTTAGCCCAAATGCTTCTGCTGCCTCTGTTAAAAGTTTTTCATCTTTTAATTCACCCATAAACCTTTCGCCTAAACTATTGAGAGAGTATCTCCTTTCATTTTCATTTAATAAAGGTGCAGCAATCATAGTGTCTTGTACAGTACCATTAACAGTAAAGCCCTCATAAGTAAGCCACCCTAAATCATACTGTGCGTTATGAAATACTTTATCGTTGTCATGCTCTAACTGTTTAGCTAACCATTTATAAACTACTCCTCTATCTAGATTAGCCCCATAATGATGAGCCACAGGGAAATAACCTTTCCAACCTTCTGTAGCTATACCTACTCCAATTATTTCTCCTTGCTTACAAGCCCAGCTCGGACCATGAGTCATGAGTAATGGGTCTCTAGTTTCTAAATCAATAGCTATCTCTTTAGCTTGTGTTAAATCAGGGAAACTATCTGGGGGTGTCCAGTCGGACTCAGGTGGAAAGAAACTTTTTTGATCCATTACTTACCGATATACTCTTTTCGGTTAGTCATGTGACCTTCTACTAATAACAAGTATCTCCTTAAATCCTGTATATCATCTAATATACCTGTAGAACTAGGGTCATCTGCTATAGTTTTAAATATGTCGTAGCCGTTCTTTTTACACTGATTTTCTATCCTATCAAATTTTCTAGCTAACATCATAAACGCACCAACACCACCACGAGAACGCCAACTATCACCATAACTTATTTGGGCTTCCTCTAGCTTTTCTACATCAGTGTGTGCTAGTAGTTTTATTAAATTAAAATTAGATCCACTCATAATTAATACTCCTCATATTTTTCTCTGCACATATTCTGCTTACCGAAATAACACCACTTACACTTCCACTTAGAAGGTTTAGCAGGAAACTCTGTAGCTTCTGTCATTTCTACAGCTCTTATGTGTATTTTATCTCTTTTGATATTTATACTCTCTTGAGTATAAATGTATCTATCTATCTTACCATGATCTAAATACCACATTTCCGTGATAATTTTTTCTAACTCAGGGTATCTCTTTAAAGCTATTCCTCCATATAATTCACATTGTTCTTTATGTGCATCTTGATTACCTTCATATCTACCTGTTTTAAAATCAATGACTCTAGCTTCTGTTGAGTTTCCTTCGTCATAGACGAAAGCATCTACTTTAGCCCTGCCCCAAGTATCATTATCAAACCAACCTGTTTGATCCCAATCTTTAGTTATAGCCCAGTCACTCTCACATGTTACCTGACCATATTCATGTAGTTCTTTTAATTTTACAAACGCTTCTTCAAACTCTTTGAGTTCTTTAGGTAGTTCATCAAACCTACCACGAATATATTCCTCGCATAATTTATGCATATCTTTACCACGATCCATGGCAGGACTTCCAGGCTCTTTCATTTTCTTTATAAATTTAAACTCAGCTTGTTTAGGACACTTCTCGTAACAACTAAGACGACTATACGACCATTGACCAATCATAGATTCTCCTATTTATTTTATTCTTCTAGATAGCCATCTAAAGCAAGCTTCCATCCAATCATCAGCTTTACAATGTTGTATTTCTATAAGTGCTTCTTCCTTACTCTCCTCTTTAGAGAGATACCAAGCATCTTGTATAGGTACTGCGACGTCAGTGAAAAATGGATCTTTGAATTCCATTTGCTGAAAAGGTTTTCTAGTAAAAAACATAATTAAGTCTGCTTCCCAATCACGAAAGTCTACACTTACCATTGGATAGGGATTTACTTCATCTAGTTTATACGGATTGTGATTAATTAATAGCTTTATTGTGTAATAATCAAAAGAGTCTATTTGTAGTAATTTTTCTCTCATAGGCTCATATACATTTAAGTACGCATGATAATTATTACTCACTTGATAATACTTACCCATTCTTATACCTGTTGCTGCAGCTACGAACTCATGTAACATTGACATGTGTACCACGTTTGCTCCATATGCACCCCAGATAATATCATTTGACCTATTTGATACTGTCATATCGAGACGAGGACTGTAGCCGTCTATGTGTACAGTTTTAAAGTATATAGTCGTATTACAGGGTACGTCAGCTCCATCTCGCCCTAAATCGCCCACAGCGTCCCACATTTGTAGGACACAGCGTCTATCGTAAGGGTCGTGTTTAAGTCTATCAATAATAATTCTTACTTGGTCTTTACCAGCAAAATCTTTAAATATAGGGTCTTTGAAATAACTTCTCCATCTCCAGCCATACGCTCCCCACAATGTTTCACCATCATCACTATATCTACTCATACCTTTATTGTAGTACTCCATGGTAGCTAAGTCATTAAAACCAGCCAGCATCCATAAACCTTCCATAAAATGGAAAAAGGGGTTAGCGTCTCTATCTGGGTCAAATAAAACTCTCTCGCTAGGGTTAGCATAAACTGTAGTAACTGGTTCTTCTACAGTGATGACTTTACCGTTTCTAGTATTTTCTATATGACCATTCGAGTCAAGTAAATCCATACCTCTTAAAAAGGCATCGTTTACATTTCTACAGTTTAATGTGTGCATTATTCTCCTATTCCTTCTTTATATGCTTTTTTCCAACCTATGATTACATCCTTACGAGGTAATCCGTTCCAAGCAGTTTTAGTTTGTTTCTCTACTACCTTAACGCATGTAGGGTGTAAAGAGTGTAATCTTTCAGCACCTTCATTATGAACATCAATAGTTCTCCACTCACTACAACCACCGTCAGCGTTAGATGATTTTTGACCTTGTGCATAATAAAAACTTACCTTACATGCTTTACCTTTTCTCAATAGTTGTAAAGCTATATCAAAATCTTCCATTACCCTAGTCCTGCCCCACTCTATGTCATCAGGAAACTCGTTTAAGTTATAAGCGAGTACTCTCATGTATCGAGTATTTTCTACAGATAAATCTTCTACCCTATTATTACCTTCCCTAGCACTTACACCCACGTGGGCATAACCTTGACTAAGCCACTCGTCTAATAAACCAAACATAGCAGGATACTCATCTGACTCTAAGTATCGTAAGTGCCAGTCGGTAGGGCTTTTACGAATGTAAAAACGTAAATCATCATCTAGCATAACTATATGGGGGTCATCACTATGCTCTATAATATATTTTCGTTTAGCCCCTATGCCTATACAGTCCTCTGGGACTACCATTTTAGGTGTGTTTTGATATTTAGTGTACAGGTGTTGCTCATCATGATCAATAACTAATGTTACATCACCATTAGCTTGCATCCATTGGGGAAACCATTTTAAAGTTTCTTGATTAGTGGGTCTACCACGAGTAGGAATATATATTTTCATAGGTATTGTGCCTCATTAAATTTTGGGTATTTATCGTATTTATATTTTGCTCTAGGTCTACCCTCACCTAACCTAGTTCTCTCATATTTATCAAACTCACATAAACTGTGCTCTATCTCTCTCATCTCTAGCTTTGGTACATGTGGCTCTAAGTATTTATCTGCTACTTGTAAAAGTTTATACATCTCTGCGTTCCAGTCATGTTTGTGCGAGTCCCAAGTAAGCGTTCTTAAATTCATTCTATTTAATCCACGCTTTGCTCCTGGACCTGGATTTGCCCAAGTATAAAGATCACGAGCGTTCCTTAATAAATGAGTGTGTCTTAAATCTGTAACAACTTCGTATGACATAAATCCACTAAATCCTGCGTAAGGAAGATAATTTTTCCAAGTATCTTCTAAACTACTAGAGACTATCTCTGGGTGGTTATTATATAAAGGTGTAAGTATTTTGTCTACTGTTTGTTCTATTTTAGTACCACCTAAAGTACCTGTCAACATATAAGCACCTGTGTAAACTTTTTTCCCACTATCCATTCTATCCTGCATTATAGCTTTTACCTTTTCTGGTTGCCAATCCTCAGGGAAACCTATCTCTTCTAGGGTGGATGGCCAATTTATTTGACGAGCCACGGACATTGAGAAAGCTAAGTTAGGGTGGTCAAAGTAAGGCTCTCTCCAGTTTGTTCTTACCCATTCTGTGACTGTGTCTAGTTCTCTAAACACATTACAAAAACTATAAGTTTTTAATATCTTATCTTCTGTCCACGGTGGATGAAGACCGTTTTTTCTCCTTAAATATATTTGGTGTCTTTCATTTATGTAGTTAAAAAACCCTTCTACTTTATCTTGTACCATGATGGTTTACCTCGTTTAGTCCATTTCGCAAATACTTTTTCGCCTATATAATAATTTCTATATGCCTCGACTGCATTCCCCTGAACCTTATATTGATCAGGCATGCATTGTGGATGTTCTTGTAGCCCTTTACTTTTTATCAAAGGGTTAGGCAGTGACATAATAACATCGTATGATTTATGACATACGTTTTTATTATATCGCCACATAAATTCTTCATTGAGACAAATTAACAAGTCTTTCAGCCATAGCCAATTATCTAAACTGGCTGCAGACCATATAGTACAAGGGTGTTTCATATGTACAGGTCTGTAAGGTGCTGTTTGATCATTAAGCCAGAAACTTGTACAAAGCATTTGAGCTGACTCTAGAATCATTTTAGACACATGTTTATCACAGTGCATTTCTGCTGCAGTCTGTATATTATCGTCTAATTTAAATATATTCACGTCAATATTTTACTTTACTTGTAAAGTTTAAGTATAGGGATCTTCCTAAAAAATAAACTGTTTTCTAGTTTTAGACCTCACTATGTGTAAGTTTTCTTTAGTTCTAGTCACACCTACATAAAAATTTCTACACTCGTTGTCAGGGTTTCTATATAATTCATCGTAAGACTTAGTAGCCATATCAGATAATAAAACTACGTTGTCACACTCACCACCTTTAGAAGCATGTATGGTGCTTAGTTTTATTCTTGATGTGTTTAAGTTTTCTTTTCTCCTTAAACAAGATATTAAATACTCTCTTTGAGTTATACCTATAAGGTCAAATGATTCATGCCATATGCTATCTACTAATAGACCATAGTCTCTTTTTAAATCACCTATACTTAAAACTGTATCACCTAATAAACTTTTTAATGTTTTATACCCCTTCTTGACTCCTTTACCAGCCCTCATGTACGAGTAGATTTTTCTTATATTGTCAGCTTCTATTTTCTGACCTTTCCTTAACCTTTCCCAATCTTTTATAGCATTAATTAAAGTATCAGACACAGGAGATTTACCAGACCTCTGATAAAATCTACCAGACTTTTTAAGGTAGTCCTCTACTTGATTAAGTAGATAATTATTTCTAGCTAAAAATAACCACTCACCTTCTGACACATCAATATGTTCAAAATCCATATGTATATTTATTTGACCCTCTTCTTCTCTAGGCTCCCATACCTTTTCCTTTCTATTACCTATTCTTTTTACTATTCTTAATGCTACATCATGTACTTTTCTTGGTACTCTGTAAGATTGGTTTAAATAAATGTTGTTACCTTTTAAATTTATAAAATGATTTACATCTGCACCTGCCCATTTATAGATAGCTTGATCATCATCACCAGCTATATACACATGCTTTACCCCTTCTGCTAATTTTTCTACACACTTCCACTGTAAAGCTGATAAGTCTTGTGCCTCATCTATAATTAATACATCTAGGTTAGGTTTGGTATCGTGATTAATAAACATCTCTAACATATCTGTAAAATCAATTAAAAAGTTTTGGCTTTTATATTTAGAATAGTTTTTACAAAACCAATTAAAATGCATCCAAGTTATATCTAAATCATTAGCTTTGTTCCATATTTCTTTATAGCCCATAGATTGATTACGTGCCATATTTTCTAAGAATAACATTCTATCACCTTTACTAGATAGTGTCATTATATTTTCACCATCCCACGCAGAGTTTATTCTCTCACCTATAGTCCTACTAAACTCTCTAAGATTACTCCTAGCTAATACATCGTTCTTAGTAAAACCTAACCAATGATAACAGAGAGAGTGGAGCGTTCTAAAATAACACAACTCTTGACTTGTGTAAGAAAACTTGCCCATAGCTCTAGCCAGAGCTTCGTTTGCAGCTTTCTTAGTAAACGCAAGATAACCTAGTTTTTCTGGTGGCGTACCTTTTTCAAAGAAGTCTTCTACCTTATTTAAAAGGTACGTTGTTTTTCCAGTTCCAGGTGGACCAAGAACCACGTTATACATTATATGTCTGACCCCTCAAAGTTAGTTGGCTCGAGCTCTAAATCATCTGCTCCATATTCAAACTCAGCTATAGACCAAACATTTACTCCCCTACCTTTTAGGTTTAAAAACTTATGTTCAGCTTTCATATCTCTCAGCTTAGATGCTATTCTGTTAGTATCCATTTCTGTAAACCTGTGTTTTAAAAGATACTCTTTTAAATCTTTAATTCTAAAAAAGGTACGGTTATCTTCTGTAAAGGGCTTACCTAAAAGTATCTCATCTCTTGTGTTAGCTTGTGCCATATCTGTGCAAAAAGATTCGAGTAAATCCATAAACTGCCCCTCTACAGAAATATCATCGCTTACCTCTATAATCTCCATACCATTGTCCATTAAATTTTGTATAAGAGTTTGCCAACCCCTATCATTCATACGTTGTGGCATTATATTTAAAATCTCCATACACACTCTTTGAAACTTTATTTGATTTTGAAGTTGTTCAGTGCTTAACTCTAATCTTTTATCATCAATAGATAAAAACCAGAGAGGTGGGTTACTATCTAACTTAGCTAAACTAGAGAATGTAGGAGCCGTGTTCCCGTTGCCGATGCCGTACTTACAGCCCCTACATTTACTTACATTACAGTAAGACTTGATTGGTTCATCAGAGCATTTATAGTTATACTCCTTTTTCCTTAATGTACTTATTAAGGTTAAAACTTCTTGGGCTGGTAAAGGTGGTGTTACATACTTTCTGTTATATTCTTCTATCTCAGTTTCCCAAGTTTCTGGTATAGCTTTCTTTAAATATACACCTACATTAAATAAACCATTATTTCTTGTGCCTTCTGGAAAACCTTGTTTAAGTAATACCTGTAAACAAGGTGGTCCATCTTTCATGTCATCTAATAAAGGTACTTCTAACTCTAATAATTCTTCTAAACTTAACGACCTCTTTTCTATATGCTCTATAAAACCGTCTATACTTAATGCCTCGCCCTTAGTATCGAAAGCGTACCTAAGAGAGTTTTCGCCCTCGAAATAAGGCATATTTAACCATGAGCCTAAGTCTCCCCTATCTACTAATACCTCCCTTTGCTTAGGAAATATCTCTACTCCACCATACCCTAATCCTGCAGATATCTCTCTTAATTTATCTTGCATATCTCCTGCACTTACTCGCTCTCGAGTAAAACAGTATATGTGAGCTCCACCACTTTTACTTCTACATACTATAAGTGGTAAGCCAAATTCTTCTACCTTTAATACTAATTTTTTTAAATCTAGTGAGTATTGGTCAACGTCAATGGCTCCCCACCGTACCATATTTTCTTCGTCTATAGGTATAATACCTAGCCCAGATTTACCACTAAGGTGGTCGTCCCAATGATTTGTAGTAGCCCCTACAGTTTTTATAGTTTTTGCTTTACCTGATTTTTTCTGACCTGTCGTAGCTATGTCGACAGTAAAAGTACCATGAGCTCTGTTAGAGCCTCTGAATATTTCATTTAATTTATTTGAATAATTCTCCAATCTGTCCTCAAGTCTTAGTCTAGGGTAAGTAAATATAACTTACCCTAGAACTGTAATTTAAAAAAGGATTAGAAAGGAGCTTCGTCGTTAGAAGTAGCCATCACAACATTTTCACTACCTACGGTCTGTGAAAACTGTTTAGCTGCAAGATACATATCTGTTTCTTCTTCTGTGACTGGACCCACCATGTCTACATTCCAACCGAACCATGTACCACGATCATTTGACTCCTGTACAGTAGTCAATTTATATTTGTGGCTATAGGTAGGAGGAGTAAAAACACCACCGTCCGCTTTTTTCACTTTTAGACTAGCCATAACTGCATTCCAAGTTCTTGATTTCTTTAACTGTGTTCCAGCCATAGGAATCATAACTTGTTGAAACGAGTCACCGTCTAGTACTAGGCAATAGTGAGTTGCAGATGTCTGGATATAGTTTCCATTATCTAGGACATCTCTACCATCCCTATCCTTTTTAGTTTGACGTAGTATTTCAGGGTCAAAGTGTTGCGTCACCAACCCTCCACCTGTCTCGCGTGGCTGCCACTCGAGAAACATACGTCTATACGACACTGGTAATACAAAACATCCAACATCTTCCCTAAAGACTTCTTTAGTGACTGTGTTAGTTATATCACCAGCTACTGCACCCTCAATATATTTACCATCCTTCTTATTTACTTCTGGGCTCATAGCTTGAAGTATTTTAAGACGAGGAATAGTAATATCGTCAGAGGTTACATTTTCCAAACCAGACCCAGCATCTTCCTCAAATAATGAGGCAGTGGCTAAAGCCGTGTTTGATTTAGTTGCTACTTCTTTTGATGGCTTAGATTCAGTAGGAGTAGCCTCTACGTCTTCTTTAACAGCTTCGTTAGTTGTCATTTTTTCACCTTTATTTTACGACCTACATATACATTAAAGGTGTCTAAAGGGAGGTCGCTACCTTTTTCTACCTGCTCTTTAATGACAGCTTTGAGAGTCATAGGCTCTACCCATTTTTTCTGCATGAGCGAGTACCCTTCTTTCTCTAAGTTAGTCATAAGAGTTTTTGCACTCTCGTCTTCACCTCTACCGAAGTTAGCCGAGACAGTGTTCTTTATAATATCACCAAGACCATTTTCTTCAAGCCAATGAAAACATTGATCTCTATTTTCCTCAGTGATACGACCAGAGTAAAACCTATTTACTGAAATAGAAGTACCGTCGCTAAGTTTAAATTCAGACATACCTACTTCTTCTAATTTAGAAGGTAAGTCCTCTTCACTTATTTGACGGTATTTATTTTTAAGATTGTTAAGAACATCTTGCTGTTCTTCCATTTGAGCTTCTAGGTCTTTCAGGTCTTTAGCTAAAGCAGAAATACTTTTTAAATCTTCAGACTTAATTTCTTTCTCCTCTGCATCTTTTTCCATTTGATCTAATATATTTGTCATAATTTTTCCTTTGTTATCACTACTTTTGGTAGTGCGTCTCTATTAAACTATTTTTGGTAATAAAAGTAAATAGGTTGTTGCGTATTTATACGCCACTTCTGAAGGTAAGGTTGATTCTCTCTCCACAACCTTCCATATCTAATACTGCGTGTGTACTTCTCATTTGAGATTTACCATCAAATATAAAAACGTCGCCATCTTCCATCAAATAATGTGTTAAACTTTTTTTAGGAACATACTTAGTATTTATTTCACTAGTGTCTACTTTTTCTTTTATATCTTTTTCATACTCAAGCCATTCGAAAACTCTAGGTGCACCAAGAGACACGGACAAAACTATATCGTTTTTAGTGGGTACTGTATCAGAATGGTGCGGTATGCCTTTACCTTCTGGTCCATAATATCCACACAAACAAAAATTAAACTTCACTTCTTTTTTTAATTTATAACTTACCAAATGTTCAGCGTTTGATTTTATTACATACATAGGAGTAGACCACGGCTCAGGCTCATATAGTTTACCAGCATATTCGAAAGGGCTATCGCCAAAGCCACGAGTTGGTCTGCCTACTACTTTTTTGCCTTTATACATGCGAACTCTTGGCTCGTCCCAAGTAGTAATACCACAATCAAAACCTGTAAATTCTCCTTTTATAAATTCTATCATAATAAGTGATGGTGTGTCTTGTCAAGTTTTTAGTCTTAGGAGGATCATGGAAAATGACAAAACTTATACGGCACCACCATCAGTGCCTATTAGTACTATTTACTATTAGTAGTATAGGGAGATTTTATTTTTAGTAAAGGATAAATGTTAATTTCAGCTAATAGGTCAATATGTTCTTAGGTATATCCTTAAATAAATCAATCACTTAAGCTACCTATTAGCTGATATATTATCACCCTATTAGCTCAATAGTGCTAATAAATCACGAGCAATCATTTACTTTCTGGTTAAGTATAAATATGCTATGCCTTATATGAGTCAGTATACATATAAAACTACACCCTATACACATCAGGTGGATGCACTTGATATGTCGTGTGAAAAAGAATCGTTTGCTCTATTTATGGAGATGGGCTGTGGTAAGTCAAAAGTAGTGATTGACAACTTTGTTAAATTGTACATGGATAAAAAACTAAACGGTGTACTTATAGTTGCACCCAAAGGTGTATATGATAATTGGTTTACATACGAAATACCAACACACTTACCTGACGAAATACCAAAATCAATAGTCAAATGGTCAAACGCTAACACTAAAAAGAATAAAGAAAACCTAGAAACTCTTTTTGATAAATCAGATGAGCTGAAGATATTTATCATGAACATAGAAGCATTCAGTACAAAGAGAGGTACTGAGATAGCTTCTAAGTTTTTAATGGAACGTCAATGTATGTTTATCATAGACGAAAGTACAACTATCAAAAATTACAAAGCTAAGAGAACTGTCAATACTGTAAGACTCGGTAAGTATGCATACTATAAAAGAATACTGACAGGCTCTCCTGTGACAAAAAGTCCATTAGACTTATTTAGTCAATGTTATTTTCTAGACCCATCACTATTAGGTTTCAGTAGTTATTTTTCATTCAGAGCAAGGTTTGCTGACTTAATAGAACGTTCCATGAACGGTAGAAATTTTAAATTAGTTACTGGTTATAAAAACTTGAACGAATTAAATGAATTATTAAAGTCATTTAGCTTTCGTATCTTGAAAAAAGATTGCCTTGACCTTCCTCCAAAGGTCTATATTAAGCGAAAAATAGAGATGACAGACGACCAAAAACGCGTCTACAAGGATATTCAACGCAATGCTTTAGCGGTATTGTCAGGCGAAAAGGTCACAATTAACTCTGTAATTACACAAATAGTGAGATTACATCAAATATCTTGTGGTTTTATAAATACTGATAAGGGTACTACGAAAGAGTTAGATTCAAATAGGTTAGAAGAATTATTACAGATAATAGAAGAAGTTCAAGGCAAAGTTATTATCTGGGCAAACTACAGGCATGATATTAGAAAGATAAATAAAGCCCTGAGTGAGAAATATGGCTCTGACTCAGTAGGTATGTATTTTGGTGACGTACAACAATCAGAGCGTGAAGGTATAATAAAAGATTTTCAAGACCCTGACAGTAAGATGAGATTCTTTGTGGGTAATACACAAACAGGTGGTTATGGTATTACTTTGACTGCTGCCAATACAGTTATATATTATTCTAATAACTATGATTTAGAGAAAAGGTTACAGTCAGAAGATAGAGCTCATCGTATCGGTCAAGACGATAAGGTCACATATATTGATATAGTGTGTGAAAAAACTGTTGATGAAAAAATAGTGAAAGCCCTGCGTCAAAAACAAAACATTGCTCAAACTGTGCTTGGTGAAGAAAAATGGAAAGATTGGTTAGTTTAGAAATCGTATTTAAGTTTCATTCCTGATTCAATGCCTTCTAACTGATTAATGAGTGCTTGATTTCTCTTACTTTCAATATCTTTTCTCAGTAGATCACTTTGATCAACAGCACCTTCTGGTCCACCTGTAATTCCAACGTCTGGTTGAAACATAACTTCTCCCATCATATAACCTAAGACTCTCCTTACATAATTAGCTTCTTCAGATTTAACTTTTTTACCACTCATCAATATATCGTACATTTTAGTAGGGTTTTTCATGAGTTTAACAGTTCTTTTATTTCTTTTAGCGATATTGAAATAATTTATAGCAGTCAGCATTCTTCCAGGTCTAGTAAATAAACCTACATATGCTCTAAGTATTTGGTTTATAGCTTTAAAGAATCCTTGATCTGGTTGGAGAGCAGACGATGCATCAGATGGTCTTATCAATTTTAAATCATTATTTAATTTAGTTAAGTTACTTACGAAATCATCCCCTAAGTATATTCCCATAGCATAACCATGATCGTTAATATAATCATCAATCAATTTAGAATCAAATACAGGAACACCGTCCACAGTTTTGGATGTTTTAGCCATAAAATCATTATACATAGTAAGTTTTACTCTGTCCATCAATACAGTATCACCAGCTATGTTATCCGCTCTTGTAATTATGTTATATAATTTTTCTGGTTTCTTTACATTTTTAGATGTAAATATATCCATAAACCATTTTTCTGGCTCATTGATGTTAGATTTTGTAAGCTCTGGTAAGTCTTGTTCTTTCCTCGCTAAGTCTAGTAAGAAATTTTCTGATTCTAGTTGTCTATTATAGGAGTTTACCAGTTGGTCGATATTATCGAATTTAGCTAATTCATTAGTACTGAATATTCCATTAGCTGGATCTAAAACACTTTTATTATCACTTTTCCAAGTATCTAATAATTGTGCACCATTTTCTTTAGGCACTACTCTACCATTTTTAAGTTCAAAAATATTCTCATATAGATTATTTTTTGTAGCTAACCTTATTTTTTCTCCTAAACTTGAGTTTTTAGGATCTATTAAAATATCCCTTAAAAATGCAGGAGAACTTATTACACCATCCTCAGTTATAGTAGACCCTGAATTGATAAATCTTAACAACCTATTAGAAGCTGTGATACTATCAGAAGACATAGTCCTAGTGACACTATTACTTAAAGCTGTAATGTCATTTATAACCCCTGATTTATATTGATTTTTAAACACTTTGTATTTTTCTACTGCGTCATCGTATAGTTTAGTGCTTTGTTCTCCACCTTCCCTTAATAAAGTATCGTACCTAGTTTTTTCGAATGCGTCAACAACTAATTCTAGTCTTTCAATCATATCTTGATCGCCAACTCTGTATGCTTCGTTTAGTCTACCCCTTACTTGAGAATAACTTCTATCAAAAGCTTCTCTTGACATAAATTTTTTGCCAGTTATTTTATCTGTACCTTCAATCCTAGCCACTGCTGCTTTTGACATACCGTATAGTTCAGCAGGAAATAAACTTTCACCTTCACTTTTTTCTATAGACTTAAATACATCAAGTACTTCTGACATGTCAAAAGGTTTTTTTCTTTTATCACTAACTACTTTAAATGCTTCGTTAAATGCTTCATCTACTTCTATATCTTTAGCAACTTTTAAATTGTAAAAACCTTCTTGTATGCCTCTACCTATTTCGGCAGGACTCATGTCAGGTGTGCCTTCTAAAAACTTTCTAAAATTATCTGAATTAGTGGCTATAAAATCATCTACGTTGCCTCTAGCTATGATTACTTCTGGAGTATTTTCTACAAATTCTTGTCCCGCAACCCTTAATTCCTCCCCAGTTCTTGTAAGTGCTACGTCTGAACTTTCTTCTAGAGCATCTTTTAAGTTTAAATCTGCTGACTCTTCAAACAGAGTATCCATTTGTTCTGCTGCTGCTTCTTCTTGTCTTATTTTTTGTTCACGTAATGGTGCACCTACTGTCTCAGATCCTTCAGCTAAGTCGTCTAAACTTTTTTGTGCACTTTCAATAGGAGAAACTAACCTTGGTCCACCTTGTTGCTCTACGTATTCTGAATATTTCCTCATAATTTGTGGACTTGTTAAAGTGCCCACATTAACAAAATTATTATCTTTTAATTCTTTTTGTACAAATTCGTATGCTTCAATAAATTCATCTTCGTCTAATCCTCCAGGCAAAAGTCCTGTTCTCCCTAATCCAGGAATAACTTTACCTATATTTTGTATGCCACCTATTACAGCATTGGCACCAAAACCAAAACCCATAACCAGACCCATCTCTTTCATAGCTTCTCTGGTTATATTTACGTCTGCACCTAAAACCCCTCTTTCTTTTAAATCTTCTAATCTTTGGTATTTAATATAAAAACCTGCTAAACCTTCGGCGACTACTGCCAAGTTTCCAGCTGAAAGTAATCCTTTAGGTACTGCTCTTGGTCCACCTTTACCTCCCTCGGCAATAGCTTTCGCTAAAAACGTACCTCCTCCACCCAATATCTCATACGTAAGTTGCTCCATAAAAGCCCCTGCTTCTTGCATCTGTAATCCTGGAGGATTTATTGGTGTGCGTTTGCCGTTATCAAAAGGGTTTTGAAATGTGTATGCTACTGTACCAGAAGGATCTGGCTTAATATCAAAGTCGTAATCCTCAGGGATTTCAGTCTCGTTTTCTCTAAATTTAACTCTAAGTAATCTATCAAGCGTAGGTATAGCTTGTTTAGGATCGTTTAACACAGAGTTAGGTATATTTGCATAATCAAATGTTGTTCCGTAAGGCACATTGTTTTCATAATCAATTCCGTATAACTTACCTAAATTTTCCCCAGATAATCTTTTAGTGTACTTTTGATTCATAAAATATGGATCACCAGATTCTAGCCCACTTAATACTGCATCTTGATATCTTTGTTTATCTGTTCCTGAAAATTGGTCAAAATTTATTCTAGCATCACTATAACTTGGAGGGTTGTATCCTACACCACCCATTACTCCCAAAGGTGGTTTTCGATTTAATGTAGGATCAAAACCATATTGTTTTAACTTACTTACTTCAAAATCTCTATCTTCTTGAGTATCGGTAAGGGGAATATAAGCTGGGGATCTTTGAAATTCATAAAATAAGTTTGGGTTATTTACAAAATCAAGAGTTTTTTGAGAAGCTTTTTCAGCAATTAACTTGTCTATATCTATTATATCG